GATATGAAAATATTTTATCAGCACAAAACTTAATATCAACTAATATGGTTGTTGATGAACTTTTGAAAAGAAAAATTTTAGATAAAGATTTTTCAATTGATGATTTAGTAGATGAAGATAGACAAGCTATTTTATTATTTTTAAGAAACACGGCTTTTGGTCCGGAATATACTTTTTACTTAACTGATCCTAAAACAAATGAAGAATTTAAATCAACTGTTGATATTAGTGAAGTAAAATTCAAAGATTTTAATTTAGAACCCGATTCAAATGGTGAATTTAAATATCATATGGAAAAATGTGGTGTTGATATAACTTTTAAATTTTTAACAAAAAAACAATTAACACAAATTAACGAAATAGAAAAAAGTTGGAAAGGTGTTGGTGTTGCACCAATAGTAACAAAACAACTTGAAATGATGATAAAATCAGTAGCTGGTAATAGAGAAATGATGAATATATATCAATTTGTTGAAAGATTACCAATCAAAGATTCACAAGATTTTAAAAAATATGTGAAAGATAATACCCCAGGTTTAGACCTGAAAAGAAGTGTTAAATCCCCATCAGGAGAGTCCGTACAAGTTGAAGTTGGATTTGGGGTTGAGTTTTTTCGCCCTTTCTACGGATTATAAAAAAGGACAATTAGATGAAATTTTATTCTTAGTAAAGAAAGGTTTTACATACAATGACATACTTCTTATGCCAATTTATGTTAGAAGATATTATATAAATTATATTATTGAGATAGAAAATAATATAAAATAGTATTTATTGTTATAAATTAAAATAATGGCAAATCAAAATAAATCTTTTTATTTACAAGAAATTAAAAAATATAAAGGAGATATTGATAAATATAATGCGGCTATTAGTAAATTCACGAACGATAGTGAAGAAGACCGAAATTTATCGATGAAAGCTTTGGATGAATATAGATATGAAGAAAGAAATAAAAATAATAAAGATTCTACAAGGTCTGGTGATATATATAAAGATACTTTAGGTGGTTCAAAAGGTATTCAAAGTTTTAGTCCTAATGTTGCTTCAAGTTCTTTGGTATCTGGTGAATCTGATGTGTTAGGTAACGCTATTAATGGTTTAGTAGATATATTATCTTCTACTGGAAAAACAGGAGAAAAAATAAGTACAGGATTTGGTAAAATGGCTGAATCAATATATGAAGATAATAAACAACATTTAAATGATGAAGTTACTTTAAGAAATGATATAAATTCACAGATTGGTATTTCAGGACAATTGTCTAAAGATTTTAGAGAAGAAATAATTGAGGCTCTTCCTGTTGTTACTTCTATGGGTTATGAGTTTGGTGATTTAAGTAAAGCCGTAATAAGAACAATGGAAGAAACAGGTCGTTTTTCATTAATTAATAAAGGAACGATGGAAAAAATGGCTATAACATCAAGAGCATTTATTGGTGATATGGAAAATTCGGCAAAATTAATTAGAGATTTCGAATTATTAGGTATTGGTAACGAAGAAGCTTTTGACAATATAAATAAAATTGGTCAATCATCTTTAAATATCGGTTTACAAGCGAGAAAAGTTGTGTCTGAAACTCAAACTAATTTAAGTAAAATAAATCAATATGGTTTTGAAAATGGTGTAAATGGTCTTAGTAGAATGGTTCAAAAATCTATTGAATTTAGAACCTCAATGGAATCAGTATTTAATTTAGCAGAAAAAGTATATAGCCCAGAAGGGGCAATAGAATTATCAGCCAATTTACAAGCAATTGGTGGTGCTGTTGGTGATTTAAATGACCCATTAAAATTAATGTATATGGCAACAAATAATGTTGAAGGATTACAAGATGCAATAATTGGTGTTGCTGGGTCATTAGCAACATACAACACTGAACAAGGTAGATTTGAAATAACAGGAATTAATTTAAGAAGAGCAAAAGACTTAGCAAATGAATTAGGTATTAATTATGACCAATTAGCTAATACCGCAATAGCTGCAGCAGAAAGATCATCAGCTGCTGTCGACTTATTATCAAGTGGATTAAAATTAGAAGATAAAGAAAAAGAATTTTTAACTAATATATCAAGAATGGAAGGTGGTAAAATGGTTATCGACATTCCTGAATCACTAGGACAAAAATTAGGTATTAAAGAAACAAGAGTTGCTTTGGAAAATTTAGACCAAAATACTGCTTCTGCTCTTCTTGAAAATCAAAAATTTTTTGAAACATTATCACCCGAAGAAATCGCAAGACAACAATATACTGAAACACAGTTAATAAAACTTAGTGTTCTTGAAATTGCAACAATGTTAAAAGTTAGATTTGCTTCTATGGAAAGAGTACCATTAGCAAAAGCGGATGAATATTTAAGAGATTTGAATAATTGGATGAATAAAGCAGATGATAAAAGTACTGCTAGTACTATGAAATCATGGACAGACCCAATTGTTGCATTTGGAAAAGATATTTTGAACGTACAAAGTCTATCTTCAACACAAAATAGACAACCATATAGTGGAGATAATAAAAATTTAAATCTTACTATAAAATCTGAGGTTAGAACTGATAGAATGGCAGAATATATGATGAATGAACCATTTACAATACAACATATTACAAATGGAATGAGTAACTTTTTAAAAACTGGTGGTAGTTCTCAATATGGTAATGGATTTTAATAAAATAAAAAAAAATGATAGAAAGTAAATTAAATTTTAAAAATACTAGGGAATATAGAGATTTTTTAATTGAAAAAACACTTAAAAGACCGAATGGCCCACAGACCTTTACGGAGGCTAATTATAGTGTACGTTCTATCAATATATTACCTAATGTAGATCCTGGAGATGTAAAAACAAATTGGAATAGGTATTTTAAAGATAGTTTTGGACTAAATTTATTTCAATATGATAAATTCAATGAATATGTTAATTTATCTAGTTTAAATTTACAATTAGGTAATAACGGTAAAGTATATTCAGGATATATTGATTCATTCACAAGAGTAGATACTGGTTTAGTTGGTATTATGACAGGAAAGAAATTTGATAATGATTCAAAATTAATGAAATTTGCAGTTAAAAATATTAGAGAAAATAAAGAGGGTCCTGTTTTTGCAAGAATAAGACAAAACTTAATTACCTCAACATTAGGTAGAGTGAATCTTATTGATGCGTTAAATGGTAACTTATCAACCGCAATAGGTATAGTAACAGGTAAAGAACCTTTAATTGAAAAAAATTATAAAATAACCGTATCTAAAAGTTTAATAGGTAAAGGAGTAGATTTTTTACAGACTGTTGCGGGTGTTGAAGTACCATTTAGTACAATACCTGGTGATTATTTAACTAACCCAAATAACCCTATTGAAAACGGAACTCAAATAAGTTCTATAGGTTTATTGTTTAATAACGATAAAAAAAGAAGAATAACAACCAAACCATCTGACCTTATGATTCAATATATGGGTGATGGCCAAAAACAAGCATTATTTAATAATCTTTCATATTCAAAATATTCACCAAATTATACAACAAGAGCAAGGTCACAACAATCTTCAAAAATTTTAAACTTTATTGATAATGTTTCAAAAGATGTAAAAAATATTTTAGGTGTTGAAGCACCTAGTGGTGTTGCGTATATTGGTGATGATAGAAGTGATGATGTTAAATATGCAACTGCAGATTTAAATGGTAATATCATTAGAAGTACATATTACTTAAGTTTAATGTTTGACCCAATTTCTGCAAATTTATTTGAAAGAACAAAAAATATTTCTGAAGGAGGAAGTATTAGTGGACCTTTAACTTGGATAAGTAAAAATTCAAATAGTATTATAAGTACTGATAATGCATTTAATGAATCATTATCAACAAAGTATGGATTTAGAGAAGATTCTATTTTAGGAAAAACACAACAAATTTTAGATAGTATGCCAAAAGATGGTTTATTATCTAAAACACATGTGGGTAATGTAATTGACCAAACAAGTAGAATATTCAAAGAAGGTGATAAAATGTTATCTAGAGGATCTGCAGTACAAAGTGTTAAAAATTTTACAAATCAACCGACAGGTAACGAATATTGTAGAGTTTGGACTAAAGATAGAGCTTATATGAAATATTCCGATACAATGAAAAGAACCGGAAATATTCGTAAATTCGAAGATAGTGTTATTTCAACTCCATGGAATTTAAATATAGCACCAGTTTCTGATGGTAATAGAGGTTTTAAAGGAGTATCAACAAATATTGCCGAACAAGGTAATGGGTTTTATGCAAAAAAATATATGTTCTCAATTGAGAATTTAGCTTGGAAAAGTTCAAACAAACCAGGGTTTACATATAATGACTTACCTTATTGTGAAAGAGGGCCAAATGGTGGTAGAGTAATGTGGTTTGCACCATATGATTTAAAAATTTCAGAGAGTAATAGTGCAAGATGGTCAGATAATACATTTCTTGGAAGACCAGAACCTATATACACATACCAAGACACAACAAGAACTGGTCAATTATCATTTAAGGTTGTTGTTGACCATCCTAGTATTTTAAATTTATTAGTAAGGGAACGTTTTCAAGGTATGAGTGACGAAGAATCTGAAAATTATATTAAATCTTTTTTCTCTGGATGTGAACAATTAGATTTTTATGATTTAATTAGAAAATATACTTATTTAGATTCCGATGATATTAAATTAATACTTTCATATCTTGAAAAATCTAAAGACCCTCAAGTTATAAAAACACAAAAAACTGTTTTAAGTCCAGTTGAAGTTCCACAACAACCAACAAACAATAATAATAAAGTAAGTGAAATTACAAATTCATTTAATTTAAAATTTGATAATGATTATCCTGGTCCAAACTTACAAACTGTTTATGTTAACACACAATATGGTCCATTATTCCAACGTTTTTATGGTAAAAAAGATAAAGTTTTATTAGACTTGAATAATGATTTAAAAAGTATAACAGGATTAACACAGACAAATCAATTAAAAAATGAAATATCATATGTATTTGGTGACCCAAATACAGTTATAACAACAGATAAAGTAAATGAACAAGTAGTAAAGTTAGACCTTGCATTTATAGAATCTAACGACCAATTTTTAAATTATACAGAAAAAAGTGAAACATTAAAACAAAAAATATTAACAAATAAAATAAACAATATCACAATAACAATAGAATCGTCATCATCATCTCTTGCTTCAGAATTATATAACGAAAAACTTTCATTAAGAAGAAGTTCAAGTATTATTAATGATTTTTTTCAAAGAATTAGTAATGGTAAAGTACCTGATTTAGAAAAAAAATGGATTAAAAGTGTTAGTGAATCTGAATCAAAACCAGCAGACCAAAATAATCCTGATTTAACTGTTGTTACAAAAGGACAACCAATAAAAATTATAAGACAATTTAAATTAAGTGAATTTGGTTATGATAATAATCAAGGAAACATTATTATAAATTCAGTAAATTATGGTGAAAAATTTACAGGTAACTCACCTGAAACTAATTGTGTTGGAAAAGAATTTTCTACAGTTAGTGGATTAAAAATAAATTCACCAATTGCATTTTTTTGTAGACAATCTAAAGTTACATTAAAATATAGTGAAGTTGAAATTGTACCACCAGAACCAATTGTACCACCAGAACCTATAACAATACTTACACCTGGTCCTGATATCATTATAGAATCACCAACAAAAAAACCGTTGATAGACCCTCTTAAAAAAATAATAATGAAGACATTATCAGAATGTTATTATTTTGATAAACTTAAAGAAGATTCTCCAATTGTTTTTAAATCTTTAAAAGAAAAACTAAAATACTTTCATCCGGGTTTTCATTCAACAACACCCGAAGGTCTTAATTCACGTTTAACATTTATGTTACAATGTATTAGACCAGGGGATACTATACCAATTAAAGGTATTGTTGATGAAAATGACTTAAATGCTAGAAATACCTCATTTGGTGCACCACCAGTAAGTGTTTTAAGAATAGGTGATTTTTATCATTCAAAAATAATAATAAGAGATGTTAACATCACATATGACGATAGTACATGGGACATGAATCCTGAAGGTATTGGAATGCAACCAATGATTGCAAATGTATCATGTTCAATAGCGTTTATTGGAGGTCAAGGACTATCAAAACCAATAGAAAAACTACAAAATGCTTTATCATCAAATTTCTTTGCAAATACTGAAATGTATGATGAAAGATCGATAAGTACTAATGAAACAATTAATGGTAAAACAACAGAACAATTTACAAAAGATTTTTTAACTGAATTATATGAATTAAGAAATAAACCAACACAAAAAATAGAACCAGAAAATGTAAATAAAATAAGTGAAGGAAAATATATTGGGTTGTTAGATACAAAAAATAATACATTAGAATATACCCAATACATTAATGATATTTTCTTATATACTGAACAATATCTAAAAACTTATGAGACATTATATAATAAGTTAATACCGACATATGGATTAGAGATTGGTAGATTATTGTTTGATACTTTATATAGACCAATTCATGAATATGATGTTTATACAACAACATCTAATACTCCAGGAAAAACCATATCACTATTTGGTAATTATAAAAAAAATAAAGACTTATCTATATTAAAAAGAGGTTTATTAGAAGCATTAGTAGGGAAAATAAATACAACTAATTTATCTGAAATGTTTAATTTGGATAAAGATTTATCACCAGCAAAAGTTACAAGGTCTAATCAATTTATAACGCCATATATTGTTTCATATACTGAAAAAATAATAAATTATTTAGTAGATAAAAATCCATTCCAAGAATTAGAAAAAACAAGAAACAATCTAATATCAACATTAGATAAACTTAATTATGTTGTTAAGTTTGGGAAGGATAGTAAAATATCAGGAGAAATAGTTACATCCGCAATGTTATCAGGATTCACATACGATATTATTTACAACGAATATTCTTCTTGTATTGAGTATATTGAAAAAAATACTTTTAAATTATATAATGACTTAACAACAACTATAGATTTTTATAACCCTATTATTTTGGATAATGATTTTAAAAAAATCATAAAAGTATTATTAAACAATTCTATTAATAGTGTACCATTTCTTGATTTAATCATGAAAGAATATGAAAAAGATACCATAGTTTTTCCTGAAAATGTAAGAGTTAAAATTAGAAAAAGAATTGAAGATTTTCTTGAAAAACCTAAACAGAAAGATTTTAAATTTAGTAAAATTCCTCAGAGAAAAAATTCTAATGGGATAAAGTTTAAGATAACAGAATCTACAGATACAAATGAGAATATAAAAGAAGAGATTAAGAAAATAAATTCAGATTCTTTTGAAGTGACAACTAAACTAAATTTTTATAAAACTAAAAAATAATGGCAAGAGAATATTTTAATAGATATCAATTTTTTGTTGAAAATGGTGAATTCAAGATAGTACCTGGAATCGAAATACCTATTAAGACAACAGATAAATTTTTTTTATATAAAAAAGGAAAAGATAGATTAGATAAAATATCACAAGAATATTATAACACACCAACATTTGGTTGGTTAATATTATCTGCAAATCCGTTTGTTGGTAGTGTAGAGTTCATGATACCAAATAATTCTTTATTAAGAATACCTTTTCCATTAATCACAACATTACAAGATTATAATAGAAACATAGAATTATACAATTTATATTATGGCGAATAACAATTTAAATAGTGATGAAAATATATTAGTAAAAGTAGACCAAAATAATTTAATTTACATTGACCCAAATAGTATAGTAGATAATGATGGTAACGTACAACCAAGAAATTTAAAACAAGAAAATTTGGTTATGTATGTTAATTTAGAAGCTGATTTAGTACCAAGATCTATTCTTGTGTCAAAAGACCAAGGTTCAACTTTAACAAACATAGCAAAAGGTAATCTTAATTTTTTAAGATCACAAACAGGTGATGGTGATTTTGATACGTCATATACTGATTCTTTTGTTGGTATCCCTCAATTAAATAATTCAACAAAAGATAATGATGATTATTTTTTATCAGATAAATCTGGTCAAAACTTTGGTATAGATTCAATAAGTATTAATATAAAAGGTGCAAATTTCATACCACAAGTAACTATCAATTTTGTTGATGTTAGAGGTAAAGTATTATTTGAATCAGCGTCTAATTCACCATATAAAGCATTTTTTCATTTACCTTGGCCGATTTTTTATTTAACAGTAAAAGGATTTTATGGTAAAGCGATTAGGTATCGTTTACATATGATTAAATTTAGTACTAGATTTAACGATTCAAATGGTAATTTTGAGGTAACAACAACTTTTGTTGGGTCAACGTATGCTTTTCTAAGTGATATAACATTATCTCAGTTGGTTAATTCACCATATATGTTTTTAAATGAAAAAGTTGAAAACAAAAAATTTAATGAATCCACAGGCAGATACGAAAAATATGTTTCAAAAGGGTCGAAAGGTTATTCTATATTAACATCAATTTTTAATGAATACAAACAAAAAAACTTAGTACCAAAAGATATGCCAGTTAAAACTTTAAAAGAGTTAGGATATATTGCAGAATCATTAGATAAAATTTTAGAAAAAGAAATTTTTAAAAATGTTGTGGATATGAAAGTTTTATCTGGTGTTAAAGATTTAGAAAAAGAAATTGAAAATTTTGGAAATGTAATAAAAGCTTGGGCTTCTAAAAATTTAACTAAAGAATATATAACTAAAACAAAAGTTTTACAAAACAATAGTACTGTGTCTGAAAATTGGTACTATATTGTTGGTTCTGATAAAACAAAATTAGAGACGATAATTGATAAAAATAAAAATGGTTCGTTAGAAAAATTAATCATTAACGGAACTGAACAAATAACAAAATTATTAGAAACTGTTAATAGTTTTTCAAATAAAACAAATTCAGATTTTAAAAAAGTGACATTAAAAAGTGTTAAATCAATTAAAGATTATCATGAGAAGGATTCAACTAATAAAGTGATTGTTGGTATTGATAATTTAATTAATGACATCTATAAAGTTAGACAATCGTTTGATGAACAAAAAAATAAACTTCAAAATGAAGTTGAATTAAAAATGAATGAAATCATCAAAGACCCATCTAAAGGATTTGGTTTTGAACCGACTATTCGTAACATATTAGCTGTTATTTTAGCAAACGCTGATGTGTATATTAGGTTAATGAAAGATGTCCATAATAGGTCTTTTGATAATGGAAATGTTAGATCAAATTTATTATATGGTCTCACTAATGAACAAAGTAAAAATACATTACCAATATATCCATGGCCGGAAGTAAAAAGACCAAATGTAGGGTGTAAACAAAATGTATTAGCATACCCTGGAGAAGGAGACTTAATCGAAAAATTAAAATCAAATGATAAAAATATATGGCCTGAAGTTGATTTTGTTGAAGAGTTTATGAAAATAGTCACCAACAGAATTGATACTAATGTTAAAAACGAACCAACGACTAATGATATCAACTATATATTTGAGAGTGATTTTGATGTGAATAAAATTGATGATATAAGTGGTATTGATGTAGTAAATAAAAATTTACCATACGTTGATAAAACATTTTCATCATTTATTTATGAAATATATGAAAGATCAAAATATATAACATTATTTGATTCTTTTAATAATACCTTTTTAAGGTACTTAGTTGATGAAGAATATGAAAATATTATAGAATCTATTGATGGAAATATAGATTTGATTCAACTAATGAAAAAATTAACAACAATAGACTCATTAATTTCTATTTCAGTAGATAATAAAATATTAAATGGGTTTATTGTAGATTCATCACCAAATGATAGGTTTCAGTATTTTAGAGATAATTTACCAACCATATCCTATCTGAAAGACATTATTGAATATCCATTTTATTTCGAAAAATATAGTGACATTTCAAAATCATCAAATTCATTTAAGAAAGATGAATTAAATTCAGAATTATTGAGATATGTTCCAGAACCGTATAGAAAAAATATATACCCATTTAATTCAGATTTATATTTAGATTACTTAGACGTTTCATCATTTACTGATAACAATTTTATTTTTAATGGTATTTTAACCGTGAATCCAAATCAAGGTTTCATATGTTCACCTGTTAATTCAGAATCATGGGTTAAACCCTCATATGTAAAAAATATGTTTTTACATGGTATTAAAAATGGAAATGATAACATAAACATTTTAAATACACCATATTTCCATAAACAACTTTATACTGACTTTATTAATAAAAAAGACGAAGGTAAATATAGTGGATCAGCTTATCTGTTATTAAATTCTTTACCCTTTCTTGATTTGGAAGACAATATAACATTTAATGGTAGGTCTATATTAATGTCATCATTGTTTAGAGAAATATCATCCACACATTTTATACCATATCATTTAATGTTAAAATGGGGGTCAATTTATCATCGTTATAAAAATAAAATAAATAATAATGTAGATATTTTAGATGGTTTTTTGAATTTAAATAATATAACACAACCTATAACAGGTACAACATTTTTTGATGGGGATTATACTGGTACAACATATACATCATTTACAATAAATTCAACAACAGTAACACACGATACTAATGTGGGCATTAACCCATTTTACCAAGCTATCTTTCATCAAATAGTAAATGGGTATGCTCATTATAATGTAAGTTCAGGAAACACATCATACAGTGCTCAAACAGTTTCAAATAAAATAATACATAAAAAAGAAGTAAAGAATAATAATTATTGGACAGTATATGTTGATAATTCAGAATATAATTCAACACAAAATTATTATACTTTATTACCTTCTAATGGTTTTAATAATAATGATTTAAAAAATAAGAATAACGAATTATTTCCATTTGCTGAACAATATAATATTAGAATCTTTTGGGGTGATGAATTTATAACTTCAGAGTTTTCGGGAAAAACATTCGCGTCTTATTCTGAATATCCAAGAAATTATGTTCCAAATTCTACCACTGATAATGTTTTTTCTATTGATTCAAATTATAGGAAAGTTATTGATTTAATTGGGACATTTAATCCAAAAATTTTAGAATCATTTGAAGAAATGTTTTTAGATTTTGCTTCTGAAAATGGTAACTATGAAATTCCGTATCAAAAATTTTTAAATGTAAATTATCCAAAATTTCAAGATTTATTAAAAGATATATGTACAATAGATAAAGATACGAATACCACAATTACTGGTGACCCATTACTCACTTTAATAAAACAAAAACAAACGATTAAATCGGAATATATCACATCAAATATTCTTAATAATCAAAATTTAATTAAATTTACGGTTGCTAATCCAAAAGAAATAGATCCATACACTTTTTATGGAATAGCACAACCTGAAGTTTTTAATTATAAAAAAACGTTATCACTCTTTAACGAATCAACTTATGATTCAACTGACAATACAATAGGTAATCAAAATTTCATAAAACTTTATATTGGTGAAGATATTGATGGTTATTATAATAATTTTTTCATTACTAATAATATTAAATTAAATGAGGAAAATATTATATTGTATCGACCTATGGTACAAATTTATGCTGGTTATGTTAAATCAGGTGGAGTCAATACTAATGTGGCGTTTAAACAGTATTTACAGACATCAATATTTAGTGGTAGTGGTAATGGAATTTATGCTACAGGGGCTGAAAGAAGATTAGAATATTTTATTAATCTGTTATTTAAAAAACTAAGTTCATATAAAAATGAATCATTAAAAATAAAAGATAATTATGTAAATTTATATAGAGGTTATAATACTGACCAAACAAAACTTGAATTATATAATACATTTAAATCATTTAATGATAAATGGTCGTCAGGGAATTCTATAGGACAAAGACTTTTATTAGAAGAGTTTTTAATTTTAGATAAATCAAATAGAGATATTGGGGATAAGTTTTATTTGAACATCGATAAAATAACTCATTTATTAGACCCTAAAAATGTTAAGATTAATTTATATTCTGCAATTTCTATTTTAATACAAGGTACTGGTTTAGATATGAGGGCATTACCTTCTTATGTGAATTTCTATGGTACTAATTTAAAAAATAAAAGTAAAATTTTACCATCCAAAACTATCGCTAATAATCTATTTGGTACTTTTTTAGAAGTTGACTATCAAGAATCATCACCTAAAATTATACTTCAATTAGTCGGTAATACATCTAAAAGTCTTGATTTATCATATAGTAAAGATTATAAATTTTCTGATGATAGTTTTTATATTGGTAGTGTAAATAATAACCCATTAATCACCACATGTTTAGAAAGTTTTTCAACTAACGATTTGAGTAAATCAAATAAAGTTGTTGCTTTTGAAGTTAGTTTTGGTGACCAAAATCAAGGAATATTTAAAGGTGTTACATTAGACCAAACGTCACTAAAAAATACGTCAGAATCGTATGTTGTTTTAGAAAACTTAGCTAGATCTGAATCTGGCGCAGGTACATATAATGTTGATATTGGTTTATTTGATTATTATAAACAAGCATCTTATAAATGTGACGTATCATGTATGGGTAATGTCATGATTCAACCCACAATGTATTTTTATTTAAAAAATATTCCAATGTTTAAGGGATCATATTATATTAGTGAGGTTAATCATAGTATAAAAAACAATGTAATTACAACAAACTTTGTTGGAACTAGAATCCCTTATACATCATTACCAGATCCAAAAGATTCTTTTGTTGCTAGTTATCGAGTATTATTTGATAAAATTTCTAATAGGGCAAAGGCAATATTAAAACAACAAACAGAAACAAATCTAAAAACCACTTCAGTAGAATATGATGGTAATGTATATTTAACCAATTTAGGGGATGTTAAAATTCCTGGTGAAGAAATAACCAAAACTACACCGAAAGTAGGTATTACAGAATTTGGTGTACCTTACAATGGTTATGATAATGAGTTATCAGTACAAAAAGTTGATAATGATGGAACATGGTTAAGGACAATCGTAGTGAAAATGGGTGGTGTTAATTATCCAGTAGAAGAAAATACATTGATGAATATCGCAACAGGTGTACTATGGTCAGATGTAAATAATTCTGACATGAGATTTTATAATGTAAAATTCCAATTAAATGTAGCAAACGCTGAAAATATTAGACTAATAAAAACAGAATTTAAAAACCCATTAAATAATAAAACACTAATATTAGAACCAGAATATCAATTAGACCGTTCTATTGGTGATATAAAAGTTCAAGGACCAATTTCTGTTGGACCAAGACTAAATAATTATGGTATGGGTATGTCACCAAAATTAATGTCGGACTTAAAAATTAATGATGGTGAAGTTATCTATTTTAGAATGTCTTAATTTTTTTATTCTTGAATGATATTTATATATAAAAAAATATGGAAAACGAAAAAATAAATAAAACTTTGGATAAGTACATGTCAAACAGTAATACTAAAAAAGTATATAGAAATAACATGGAAAGAGAAGAGTGTGATTTACAGACAGGTGAATGTTATGTTATCACAAGTAAAGATGGTATTGTTGAAAGAATTAATAAAAAATTCATAACAGAAGACGGAAGACAATTATTACAAGATTAATATTATGAAATTAGAAAAAAAATTATTAGAAGAAGTTGCTAGATTTAATGAAATCAATAAGTACGCTAGAAAACTTATGAAAGAGCAAGAATTACCGGCACCTGATGCTGAAGGGTTACCAACCGATACCGGTGAATTACCGACAGATACCGGATCATTACCTGGTGATGCAAGTGTTGCACCACCAACTGGTGATGAAGTCGCACCACCAGATATATCAAATACTGAAGAAATAGATATAACAGATTTAGTAAATATGACTAAATCTATTAAAACAGATATTGAAAATACTAAAGGTGAGAATAAAGATGTCATTGGTAAAATGGATGATGTATTCACAAAATTGAATGATTTAGAATCCAAATTAGCTAGTATGAATAATATCATAACTAAGATTGATGAATTAGGTGCTAAAATTGAACAAGTGAAAGAACCTACACCACAAGAAAGATTACAAATGCGTTCTTTAGATTCGTATCCATTTAATCAAAATCCACAAGAATTTTTTACACAGAAACAAGATCAAATGAGGTCATCAGGAAAAAATGAATATATTTTAACAAAAAATGACATTGAGAATTATTCTCAAGAAACCATAAGAGATACTTTTAACAAACAAGATTATGACGATGAATTTAAGTTCTAAAGTAAATTTTTTATTAGGGTTACACACCCAATTAAAAATAAACCATTGGCAAACTAAAGGGTTATCGAGACATTTAGCTTTTGGAGATACATACGATAAATTAGGTGGTTTAATAGATACTTTTGTTGAAGTGTCCATGGGAAAATATGGTAGGTTTACATTAGACGATGAAAATAATGAAATAAAATTAATTAATTTGTCTGAAATGGATCCAAAAAATATGATTTCAGTATGTATAGATGCGTTAATCGAGTTTTCTAATGATTTAGAACCTGAGAAAGATAGTGATTTACTAAACATAAGGGATGAAATGATGAGTACATTAAATCAACTTATTTACCTTCTAAGTTTAGAATGACAAAGAAAAACAATTTTAAAGAAAAATAATTAAAACCAAATTTTGTAATTTGGTTTTTTTTTCTTATAATTGCAGTATGATTTTTTAATTAAAATTTTTTAAATATGTCTACATTAAATGCAGTACTTCAACAGTACGAAAAAAACAACAAGGCCGCAAGCGGCAACTCAAACAAAATTCCTCAAGAGGAAAGACTACAAAAGTATTTTGCACCTATTTTACCAAAGGGTGTAACATCAGGAGAAAAAAAGATTAGGATTTTACCGACAGCAAACGGAGAAAGTCCTTTTGTTGAAGTTTTTTTCCATGAAGTTTTGGTGGATGGTAATTGGTTAAAATTATATGATCCGAAACAAGAGGGAAAACGTTCACCACTAAATGAAGTTTACGACGCACTTATGATGTCTGGATTAGAATCAGACAAAACACTTGCTAGAGATTACAGATCAAGAAAATTTTTCATCGTAAAAGTTATCGATAGAGAAAATGAAAGTCATGGTGTAAAGTTTTGGAGATTTAAAAATAATTACAAGAACGAAGGTGTTTTTGATAAATTATTACCTTTATTTAAAAACAAAGGGGACATTACAGATATTAATCAAGGTAGAGATTTAATTATCACACTAGGGGTTACAAAATCGGGTAATGGTAAAGATTACACAACAATCACATCTATCATTCCAGATGATGCAACACCACTACATACTGATAGTGTTATTTCAAATTCTTGGGTAATTGATGAATTAACATGGGAAGATGTTTATTCAAAAAAACCTGAAGAATATCTTGAAATGGTAGCTAAAGGTGAAGTTCCAAAATGGGATTCGGTTAATAAAAAGTTTGTATCATCTTCTGACGAGAACATTATTAATACTGTACAACACGAACCGATTCTTGATCTTCAAGAAGATGTCATTTCTGATGACGATGATTTACCATTTTAAGTAGAATTTTTCGATTTTTTACATATATATACTCGAGGACGATATTGTCCTCGAGATTTTAATTAACTAAAGTATCATGGCAATCAAGAAAAAAGATTTTTCAATTTCAAATATAACAAATAAGTATTCTAGTAAAATGACCTATAAACCAGATAGGTTTTTAGATTTGGGTGATGCTTTTTTAGATGCAACTGGATTACCTGGTCCAGCAATAGGTCATATCAATATGTTTATAGGTCATTCAGATACTGGTAAAACAACGGCATTATTATCTGCAGCTGCAGATGCGGTTAAAAAAGGTATTTTACCTGTTTTCATTATTACTGAACAAAAATTTGCGTTTGAACATGCAAGTATTATGGGTTTACCTGTAAGAGAAGAAGTGAATACTGAAACAGGTGAAGTTACGTTTAATGGAGATTTTATTTTCAGAAATGATTTTGAATATATTGAACAAATCACTGATTTTATTAATGAAATGATTGATGACCAAGAAAAAGGTGAAATACCTTACGATTTATTATTTCTTTGGGATTCTGTTGGTTCTGTTCCTTGTAAAATGACTTGGGAAGGTAAAGGAGGTAAACAACACAATGCATCTGTTTTATCAGATAAAATTGGTATGGGTATTAACCAAAGAATATCAGGGTCAAGAAGAGCCGATAAACCACATACAAACACTTTAATTATTATTAATCAACCATGGGTTGAATTACCTAGTAATCCGTATGAACAACCAAAAATAAAGGCTAAAGGTGGTGAATCCGTTTGGTTAAATTCAACATTAGTATTTAGATTTGGTAATGAGAAAAACGCGGGAACAACAAAAATACCAATTACTAGAAATAAACGAACAATTACGATAGCTGTTAGAAGTAAAATTACTGTAATGAAAAACCATGTTAATGGTATTCAATTTGGTGACGGTAAAATTATGGTTACACCACATGGATTCATGAGGATGAGAGAACCTGCAGAAGAAAAGCTATCTAAGGAAACTTATATTAAAGACCATATCGATTATGTAAGTCGATTATTTGGTGAACCAGTTACTAGTATTTCAGAAATTAAATTTGAACCTATTCCTGAAGGAGAAAACGAAGAATGATTGTTAAACAATTTTAATAATGATTAATGTCTAATGTTTTATTAGTTGACGGGGATAATTTATTAACTATAGGTTTTTATGGACTTAAAAACCATTTTTACAAGGGTAATCACATTGGTGCTTTATATCACTTTGTGAATACCCTTCGTAAAGGTATTGAAATTTACAAATTAGATAAAGTTGTTGTTTTTTGGGATGGTAAAGAAGGTTCATTATCACGTAAAAAATATTACCATCAGTATAAAGAAAACAGGAAGAGTAATATCAAAACTGAAGAACAAATACAATCATATGAACAACAAAGAAATAGAGTTAAACAATACTTAGAAGAACTATTTGTTCGTCAAGGAGAGTACGATTTTTGTGAAACAGATGACGCAATAGCTTATTATTCTCAAAATTCTAAAAACGAGAATATAACAATATTTTCATCAGATGGTGATTTAACTCAATTAGTTTCAGAAAATACTAGATTGTTTAATCCATCACATAGTAAGATGTATAATTTAAAAGATACGTTTGTTTATAATCACGAACAAATCAGGGTAGAGAATATTAAAATAATAAAAATACTATGTGGTGATCCTTCAGACAATATTGCGGGAATCCT